GGTCGCTCTGGGTGTCGCCCGTGTAGCCGAGGGTGAAGTAGCCCGGCCCAATCCAGCGCCGCGGGTTCTGCACGCCCACATCCATCACCCGTCCAGTGAGACGCTCGCGGTTACGCCAGATCCAATGCTCGAGCTGGAGCCGGTGATACTCAGGGACGAACGGATGCAGCTCGGGCTGGCTGCGCTGCCACTCGTTCAGCGCTTGCTCGCTGAGCAGGTCGATCGTCATTTGCGCCACCAGAACTGGCCCGGCTGAGGACGCGCCACACTCACGATCTCGTCGATCCACGCCACGTCGCCACGGCTCAGTACGAGCGCGCGAGCGGCGGCGTCGTAGTCGCCCTCATAGCGCAGCCCCCACTCGACCTGTTTGGCGATGCCGCGCGGGAACACCAGACAGTCGGCGTCGATGTTGCCGAGTGCGAGCACTGGCTGGCGCCAGACTTCCGCCCCCCAATGGGTGTGCATACGAAAGAACAGGGGCCGCGCGTGCGCCTGCTGCTCGATCGCGACCTCGATCGCCGCGAGCGAATCCTGGGCGGGCACGTTGTCGTCCTGGCCAAACCACACCCAGGGCGCGTGCGCTTGCCGAGCGCCGAACGTTCGTTGTGGCTGGCCGACGCAGTGGAGGCCGGCGTCATGCTCGAGCCAGGTATAGCCGGCGAGTTCAACCCGAATGCACGCCTGCTCGAGTGCCGGCGTCCGGCCGCCGAACGTGTCGCCGACGACGAGGACCTCGACCCCCGCGCTCTCTGGCTGGGCGGCGAGGGCATCGAGGGTCATCTGCAGCGAGTCGCGGCCGATCGTCGGCACAACCACCGAGAGCCAGGGCGTCACGTCAGGATCTCGATTCGAATCGAAGCACCGAGCGCACGGACGCCGGCGACGTCGACCTGGCCGTAGGCACCGCCACCGGTCGCGCGCGCCGACGCGGCCATCCCGCCCAGCGACGGATCGGCGTCGATGGCTTCCTTGATCGAGTTCTCGCCTGACGGCGACAGGTAGGGGTTGAGCCAGGTCTGCGCTCGGTTGAACCCCGGCTCGAGCCCGACCAGGACCCAGACGTCGAAGTGCCAGGTGGTCGTGCCGTCGAACGTGTCGTCGTAGGTCCAGTCGACCAGCCGCGGGTAGCCACACGGGAAATTCGCCTTGTCGGGCTCGGTGGCATACGCACGCAGGCCGGCGATCGTCTCGAGCCGCTGCTTGATCGCCGTCTGCAATTCGTCGACCGTTGGCTCGGTAGACACGGTCACGGGATCGGCTGGCCCGCCAGGTAGGCCACGGTCCGCACTCCGATGCGGGCGAAGGTTTGTTCGATCCTGAGGCGATTGCGACGAAACGCCGGCCCCATGAACGGCTGGGCTCGAATACCTTCACGCTGAATCTTGCGCGCCAACGCGAAGGCACGGCCGCGAATGGCGTTCCGTGAAACATTGCGGCCCGCGGCGCGACGTGGACGGAGCTGGCCGCGTGGGATCGGCCCGATAAAGCCGGGATTCCAGTGCCGGCGCACCCAGCCGATGAGCGCATCGACCGGCGGCATACGCGCGCCCGCGCGGCGGCCGAACTCGACAAAGGCGCCATAACGCACACTCGGCCCGACGTCGCCGACCAGCCGCGGGTAGGTGCCGGTGATGTGATGGGTGATGCTGCCAGCCAGCCGGCGCGTGTCCTGGGCCGCCAGCGGCTTCGCGTCGGCTTCGATCAAGACCAGACTCGAGGTGATCGCACGGCGCAGGTCACGCTCGAGCTGCTGGGGCGTCCGCTGCAGGCGCTGGTCGAATTGCTGCCACTCGGGTCCGAGTTGGATGCTCACACCAGGACCCACATGGCGCCGGCACCGCGGCCGGCACCGCCCGACGTCATGTACGGGCTGAGCAGATTCATCACGTCCCAGTCGCGATCGATGAGTGTCGCCAGCTCGCCCGTCTGCGGGCTCTCCCACATGCTGAACGGCACGCTCAGTCGGTGAAAATAGCGGTTGGCGATCAGGATGCACGCCTGCTCGACGGAGGCCGGCACGCCGCCGAAGCCCCAGTACGCCGTCACGCGCACCTGATAGCCGGGAATGAACCACCAGGGCGCGGTCGGCTTGAGCCGGATCTCGGTATAGCCACCCTGACCAGGGACGAGGTTGAGCGGCAGCAGGTCGTAATCCTCGGGATCGAGACTGCTCGTGAACGACTCATCGCCGACCGTGTCGATGTCGAGCGCCGTCACGCTCGAGAGGTCGGGCACCGTCAAGCGGTCCTGCTCGCTCGGCAGGAAGTACATGGCCTCCGTGTTGCTGCCAACGGTCGCGAACGTGCGGCCCGTGTAGTAGTCGATCCACGAGCTCGCCGCGTCGAGCGCACGCTGCAGGTCGGCATCGTCGACCGTGTCATCGATGGTGATCGCGGCCTTGAATTGGGCGAGGGTGACGTAGCTCATCGTTCAGGCACCAGGGCCGGTGCCTCGTACGCGACAACCCCACGGCGACGCGAGCGGAAGATGCGGCCCTTGATCGCGAGCGGTATGCGCTTGAGATAGATCAGCTCGTGGGCCGAATACGCCGTGGTGCTGCCATCTGCCCAGGTGATGGTGACGCCACCTGGGCCCGCGCGATAGAGCTTCCCAACGACGTATTCGCCCATGAGCCAGTCAGGAGGGCGGGGCCGGCTGGGGGGCCGGGTCCTCGCCCTCCTCCTCGTCGTCGTCCTCAGGTTCGGGCTGCGGCGGCTGCGGTGGCTTCGGATCTTCAAACATAGTTAGACGCCTGTCACCTTGGTAAAGGCCGTTGGCCGCCAGACGACGAACGCCGCGCGGAGCTCGGCCAGCAGCGTCTGCATATTGCGGATGAACTGATCGTTGATGAACCCCACGCGCACCTGGGCCTGCTCGCGATCGAAGAGCGTGCAGCCCATCCCGAAGTCGCCGACGAGCGCGGTGTCTGCGGTGATGGCCTCAGACTCGACCACCGGCAAACCCCACATCGTGTTGGCGCCCGTCATGCTCGGCGGACCCATCAGATACCCGCCCAGCGTGCCCGTGGCGCTGTTCTCGCGCGCCAGGCGGACCGCTTCCCAGTCATTCGGGTGCATCACGACCGCGGTCGGACGCGCCTTGCCCGTCACCCGGACCTGGGTGCGCGCCTTGAAGATCGCGTCGAGCACGCTGTCGGTGCCCACGCCGCGCACGTTGATCCCGGCGTTCAGGATGCCCGTGAAATGCTCACCTGTACCATCGCCGGTCAGGATCTCCGTCTCGAGCGCGAGCGTGAGACCCAGGAGCAGTCGGCTGTTGATGATGCCGCGGATCTGCGGCGCATCGCTCAGCGTCTTATTCGTCACCGGAATCCAGTGGGCAAGCGTGCGCACCGGTGCGGTCTGCGTCGAGTAGGCGAGCACTGACTCGGGCTTGGTGCCGGTGGTGCCCGTCGTCGCAGTCGCCTCGGCAACCATGGCCGCGTTATTGGTGAACGTGTCCTCGCGAACGTACTCGATGGTGTCCGACTCGGTCGTTAGCCGCGGGATCAGGTCGAGGACGTTGATTTCGCGCTGCAGGATGCTCAGCACGCCCGACTGGATGTCGTTGGCCACCAGCGCGCCACCAGAACCCGTGGCCGAGTAGACCAGGGCCTTCTGCTGCATCGCCTTCTGCCACGAGATCAGGCTCGTGCCCGAGCTCATATCGACGCTGAATTCGGAGCGTTTCAGGTTCGAGTTGAACGCACCCGAGGCGAGCATGCGCTTGTATTCGTTGGAGCGCACGAACTGGTCGCCAGGGCTGAGCTGCTGGCCTGCGGAGGGATCTTCGAACGATTGCTTGTGGCCGTTTGGCTGTGAGTACTGCTCGAGCCCGCTCCGCACGCGGTGTTTGCGCTGCGCCGCTTCCTCGAGCCTGGCCTGCTGGTCGATCAGCATGTCGACGGTCAGCAGGTGGCGTTTGACCTGGTGCTCGTCCTCGCTATCGGTGATCAGGCCCTCATAGCGGTCCTCGATCTCCTGGGAGCGCTTGTACTGGTCCTGAATGTTGGCCATCACCTCGGGCAGGACCATGCCTGAGATCTGCTCTTTGGTGAAAATCGGCTCGGCCTTGTAGACCGACTCGGCGGTGCCGTTGTTGCTCATACTGGAACTCCCAGGCGCTCGAGGCGCTTGCGCAGGATCTGCAGACGCATGGAGGCAACCGATGGCCCAATGGTGCTGGGCGAAGGGGCGTGCGCGGCCTTGACAGCGGTAATGCGGGCCTCCTCGTTCATGGGCACGCTGACAAGACTGATCTCGAGCAGGTCGACGGACTTGAGCTGGCGAACGCCAGACTTCTCGTCGAACTCCTGGTCTTCCGGGATGTAGCCGATCGACATGCTGTCGATGGCGCCGTCGCGCAGCAACTGGTAGGCGTCGTGGCCGCGCGTGGTGCGACTGATCTTGAACTCGCCGTGCAGGCCGCGGTCGTCCTCGGTCAGGCCGAGCACCTTGCCGATTGGCTCGTGCATGTCGTGCTGCCAGAGGAGTCTGGGCACGCGCCGTGCGAGTGAGGAGGAAAACGCGCCGCGGAGGACGACGTCGCCGCCCTCGTCAACGTTGCCGAAGGTCGAGGCGTAGCCGGTGAACGACCAGCCGTCGTCCCCGCGGCTCTTCAACTCCTCGAGTTCGAATCCGACCGATTTGTAGAGCACGCCCGGCTGGGTCCTTTCCGCCGGGCGGGAATGAGAAAGCCCGGCCAGATCGCCCCTATGTCCGGGACTGATGGCCGGGCCTAGCAGGTTGGCCCTGTGTTCAGTTGGCGCTCAGTATAAGCCGCCGTTCAGCAACGTCTAGTGGCGCACCGTCGTCCATAGCAGGGCAGCAAGAATGCCGTAGAGCGGGATCATCGTGCTGAAGACGAACACGAAGAACATCCAGCTAGTGGGTAGTGCATCAAATCGCTTGTCGATGCCATCGAGGCGTCCTTTGATAGCGGTGAGTTCGACCGTCATTTCGCTGAAATGCGACTCGATGCGGTTGATCATGCGGCCCTCGAACGCTTCGAGGTACGCCAGGGTGACGTACTGCGGATGTTCGTGATCGGAATACGGGTACGATTGTGTAGGCATGGCGAAGTCACTCCTTCGTTGTGCTGTCCGCCCCAGTCGCTAACCTGGCTGGGGCGGCCTCATTGTAGGCCTACTTGACTTCGACGTACGTCTTGATCCCACAGCGGTGGCACTTGATCTCGACCTTCGAGCCAGGACCGACTTTGGCAATAGGATTCCGACAGTACTGGCAGTAGACGAGCTGCATTAGCCCGCCAACGCTACCGGCGATTGCCTTGTTCGGAAGTGTTCGAGGATCTGTGTCCACGCTCTGGGCCAATCGAGGACGTGATTCGCCAGGGAATGCTCGGTCGCGACGCGCCGGCGTTGGGCGCGCCAGAGTCGTTTGCGCAGCTCGGCATCGTCGACCAGGCGTACCAGCGCGGCCTCCCATTCGGCCGCGGTCTCGGCGATCAACGCATCTACCCCAGGCTGCACCACTGAACCGTAGAGCGTGGGTGAGACCACCGAGACCGCGCCGGCTAGAGTGAACTCCCAGACTTTGATCGGGGTCTTGCAGCGGTTGAAGTGGGTGGCCGCGACGCTGGCGCAGCCAATGTCGATGTTGCGGAGGCCGCGGGGATACTCGGCCACAGACATCCAGGGTAAACAGACGATCTGATCCGCTGGCACTGCTTGCACGAGCAGAGGCGCCAGATGGCCCTGGACCACGAACTTGGTCGTAGGAAATCGTTTGGCGACGTTGTGCCAGGCTTCGGCCAGGGGCTCGAGGTCCTCGTCATAGCGCGCTCCTCCGGCCCAGCCTATGGTGAGCGGGTCCACCGTACGCCGCACCCCCCGCACAGTCCGCCGGAACCAGGCAGCGTCAACACGGTTGTGCACAACGAGCACTGGAACGTCCACGTACTGCTCGACGACGTGCTGTAGACGGGCATTGCTCGTGGTAACGCCGTCGCAGAGCCGGATGGCGGCGATCCGATCGCGTCGGTCTTGCTCGAGCTCGGCGAGGCTCTTGTCTTTCTCGGTCGTGGCATGTTGGCGCGCTCCGATCTGCGGCGTGAGCACGTCATCGTCCAGGTCGTAGATGACGGCCAGGCCGGCCTTGTGGAGGGTCCTGACCCAGCGGCGCGAGGTGACATGCTCACGCCAATAGAACCGAGGAATGACGATCGCCTCGAGCCGCGTGGCCGCCAGGTAGGGCCACTCGGGTGCATCCATATCGGGGTCATCTTTGTGGCGGAACCACGCGCCATAGCCACGCCGCTGCAGCTCGGTATAGGGCTGCCACACGCGCCACAGGGTGGGGCCCGACTCATCGCCCGTCAGCGCCAGGACGCGCGGCCCGTTCACCCTTCAGGCGTGCTCTGCCTGTCAGGCGCGGTCTGCAGTTGGGCCAGGTCGGCTTGAAGGGTGCTGACGAGTTGGTCGATCTCGACTCGTAATTGCTCGCCGCGGGCCTGCAGTTCCTCGAGTTGGCCCTGTACGTGTCCACGTTCGGCAATCTTGCTGTTGAGTGAGTCCCAGAGCTCCTGGTTCATCGCCGCCTCCCACGCCGGCCGCGATGAGCGGCCGCATTGCTGATCTTCGCCGCGCGCTGTTTTGAGAAGCCATGCCGACGAAGGCTTTCGTACATTTTTGGGCGCTTGATCGATGCGTATTTCTTGCCGGGCATCAGGCCACCTCCTCCGACACGATCGGCACGAGGATCATGGTGCAGTTCGGATGGTTGAGCTGCGGCCGGTCGGTGATCGGCACGATCGTGCCGTCGCGGTCGGCACATGGCCGATCCCACTCGTCGCCGTCGACGATACGCACGCGCTCGACGTTGGCCGCCTGGTAGCGGTTCATGCTCGCCTCGTTCTGGGCGTGCTGTAGCTCCGTGCGTGCAATCATCTCGGGGCGCCCGTGCCAGGTTTCCATGTACACGCCCTGAATGCCGCGATAGTCGGTCTTCGCGACGCCATTGGCAATCTCCCAGTTGCTGAACCCGTTGGCCTGACCGACGACGAGCTGGTCGCGGATCGCCTGGCGCGTGGTCTCGTCAATGCGCACAACCTGCTGGGCGGCCTCGGTGAGCAATGCCGCAACGTCGGCATCGGTCACCCGGTAGCGCAGGATGTTCACGTTCGGGAATTGCCGCTGCAGGCTGTTGTGCACGGCCATAAGCATGGCGACATAGCGCGGCGCCAGGATGTCGTAGAGCCGCCGCATCTCGGCCTCGGAGTCGTAGATGTCGCCGAGCTCAGCCATTGCTCACGAGCGCACTCTTGACGCGCACGCGCTGTCCGTCGAAGTACTCCTCGAGGTCGTCCTGCAGCCCAGGCACGCCCATATCGACGAGCGCCTGCAGCACGTTCGGCAGCATCGGCGACAGCGCCTTCCTGCCCCCGGCGGGTGTCGGCTGCTGGTTCTGGTTCGGCTGTTGCTGCTGGTCCTGACCAGGTTGTCCTGGCTGGCCGAACGGATTGACCGGCATCGGCAGCGTGTCATCCATGTCCGGCGGCAACCCCACGTCGGTACGCGCCTCGTTCTTGCGCACCCAGCCCGAACGTACGGCCTGGTCGAGCCGCGCCCACTTCGCGTCCTCGTCTTCCTGGAACGCGCGCAGATCGGTCACGTCGAACGCGACCTTGATGTGTTTGTCGGAGGTGAACTCCGGCGTGAGTTGCATGTTCAGCGTGGCCGAGTCGAACGCGTAGAGCGGCATCAGCGTCATCTCGGCAAACATCTCGCGCGCTTCGCGGAAGTTCGCGTACGTGCTGCGGTCCAGGCCGGCACCGAGCCCAGCGATGATGGCCGGCACGCGCAACACTGCCGCGATGCGCTCCTCGGGGATGCGGTGGAGCGCTTTCATGTCCATTTGCTCGGGACTGAACCCGTACGGTTGAGCCGACGCGCCGCCCATCAGCACACCGGTGCGGCCGCGGTTATTGCCACCGAACCGATCCTCGAAACGGGCCTTCATCTCCTCGGCCTGTTCCTGGGTAATGTTCGCGTCGATCGGCACCTGGATCAGCATGCCCACGGTGCCACCGTTCTCGAGCATGCTGGTCTGCCAGCGGTGCGCCTCGTCGTCGCCGGCGACTTCGCGCACCAGGCGG